TTAAAACTGCGATGCCATTCCTTAGGTCTTGTCCCCCTATTACAGTCCAGTGATTGGTGCCGTTTAGCAGCCGAGAATTTTTAATTAAATTCCGCCCACCAATCTCAAGCCCATCAATCTTGTCTTTGAGGGCTTTGCCCTGCGCCGCCGTCAACGCCTTTGTGGCATCATCGGTGGTTAGGTTATTGGCGAGTTGAACTAAGCCTTTTTGGGTTGGGCTGGCATCTTGAGCTGTGTATTTGCTGTTAGCTAAATCATAAGCCGTTTTTACCGCTTGTGAAGAAGCTACCGTAGTTTGAGATGTTGAATTGACAGCGTTACTGATGTCGGTTTTATTGACTTTTTGATTTAACGCATTATTAGTATTAACCTGCAACTGTGCCACAGACTGAGCAATGGATTTACCTGCTTTTGCGGTTAATGCCAATACTTCAGAGTCTAGTCCTGTGTCGTTGGTGAGTTGGGTAATCCCTTTGCGAGACGTAGTGGCTGTGTCAATTGCGTGAGAATGTCCTGTGTCATCAAAACCATTGATACTATTTGCGGTGATGGTTTTTGGGGTAAACTGTCCCCGTGTCACAAAAATCACTGTATCATCAACCTTTAACGTGACAGCGTCCGACGAACTCACTAATAAAATCATTCGCAACACTTGAATTTTGCCACTACCTTCTTCTAATCGTGGTTTATAGGTATCGGGGCAGTTAGCAATCGCAACCAATCGTCCTGCATTATCAAAAATCCCCATTTCACGAATCCAAAAGCCACCGACATTTTCAGGTAAGGTTAGCTCAAAAATGACTTGGCGATTGTTTCTCGGATCTCGACTGACTGCACTGATACTCGCTTTGTGGACTTCTCTCACAAGTGATGTGCGAGTAGAATCAGGCTGTACAGCTCGCCCATTGCCATCACCAACGGCAAAATGGGCAATGTTCACTGCTTGGCGATTTGTCATCGCATTTGCAAAAAGTTGTGAACCGTAGGTGGTTAAAACGGAGTAATAGGTTTTTGCCATAGTGTTTCCTATTGTGGATAAACGGTGATCGTCTCACCGCTATTTTGTCCAATAAATACATTCATTTCGCCCGTTGGTGTAACAGCAATTGCAAGAGTTAAATGGCGTGAAACAGGCTTCACATCATCGACTAATCGTACAAGTTCATTGTAAGTTTGTTCATTTAACCCTGTTTCGCTCACTTCAACGGTCAGCTTAAACGTCCCTGCCGTTCCCATTGGTGTTTCTTGCCACCACTCTTTCACTTCGAGCAAATAGCCAATAGGCTCTACGACACGTCGAATAGCGGTTAATGTGCCTTTTTGTTTATGGATCAGGAACGCATTTTTAATTGCAATACGTTTGACTTCTTCGCTCCATTGTTCGTCCCATTTATCAACTGAAAATGCCCACGCCAGATAAGGCAATAATGGTTCTGGACAACGTTCTGGATTGATTAAATCTGCAATCACAATCGGATTTCTGACCGCTTGTTGTAAACATTCTGCTGCTCGTTTTTCAAGCGTAGTCGCTCCATTTGGTAAAAGTGGGGCGTGATTAATAATCATCAGAAACCGCCATTTCTAAGCTAATTTGTGTACAAAATCCTGCTTTATTATTGGGCAAAATCAGATCTGTTCGTGGCTCTAATAATTCGACCCGTTGAACACCTTCAATATGTAATGCAGAATAAATACCTGATAAGGTAATATCTCGCCCTAATCGACGGCGCTCTAAGGCGTATTTTTCCAAACGTTTTTGCGCTTCTTGTTTAATCGGTTCATATTCAGGACCACGAAACATATGTAATTTGGCTCTGATTTGATAATCCTGAATAGTAGCAGCCTGTACCGTCACTCTATCTGCAATCGGGCGAACATTGTCATCATTTAGCCTTGCTTCAACCGCTTGTAATACCGCTTGGCTAGGTATGCCTTTGCCTAAACGGGAAAGGATTGTCACGGTTACATAGGCTGGTTGTGGTGAAACCACAGAAACATCGCCAACTTCAGGATGAGCCGAAAGGGCGTGGAATACATAAGCAGAACGTGGACCAGCCACAGATAAGCCTTCAAATGCCAATTGAGCTCTTAAACGTAAATCTTCATCACTTTCTTTGATTTCGAGTATCGGCGGGTTAGCTTGTAAATCCGCTTCCTGTATAATCATTCGTTGCACATTAAAATTTGCAGCGATCACATCTAAGTCTGTTCCTGTTGCATAAGCTAACATTGTGGCTTTTGCGGCATTGTTAATTCGTTGGCGTTCAAGTAACTGCAAATAACAGTTTTCTTCCAACAACTTCGTAATCGGCTCCGACTCCAACGCTAACCGTGCTTGCCAAAAGGCACGTTCGCTTTCAGGGTAAAGCGACAGAAACTTGGCTTTGCGTTCAGCCAATAAGGTTTCGTAGTCAAGCTCTTCAATGACATCAGGGGCTGGGAGTTTTGATAGATCAACTAATTGGCTCATCGTAAGGTTAAATCCGTCATCGTTAATTTGGTGTTACTACTTTTTACGGTGGCATCAATGGTGCCAGTTAAACTATGTGGGCGGTTTAAGTCTGCAATCTCAACCTTAAACGCCGTCACATCAATTCGGGGCTCCCACATTTTTAACGCCATTACGCAAGCGGCAGAAATTTGCAGAAGTAAGGCACTGGAAATCGGGCGGTCAATAAGCTGATACAAATTACTGCCATAAGTCCGACGCATTACACGAGAGCCTTTTGCCGTCAGTAATATGTCGGCAATAGACTGCTTGATATGCTCGCTTTCATCGCTGATCGTTAAGCCTGTGTTTCGGTTCATTATGGTGTTCCTGTTCGTTTGCTACCGCTTTCTACACCGCTGTGTGTATGGGTGGAGAGATTGATACCTTTACCACTCACTTCACCGCTTGCCGTCACGGAGCTTTGTGTACTGATTACCCCTTGCACCGACAGTGTTCCTTGAATAACGACATCGCCCGTGCAAGTGAAAGACGGTGTCTCTGCCGTAATGCTTTGCGTGGCTTGAATAGTTGCGGTTTTGCAATTTTCCACCGATAAATGACCGCTTGCGTGGTTGTAGCGAATGACACAACCGTCAGGGAAATGAGTAGAAAACTCATCTTTGCTTTGGCTCGGAGCATTGGACGCATAAACACCAGCAAGAATAATTCCTGAGTTAAATTCGCCACTGACCGCAAGAATTAAAACTTGCTCACCTACGCTAACAGGCGACCACGTTTTTACATCGCCAGCACGCAAGGTAATCCACGGCAGAAAGTCGGTGGTAATACCGCCTGCTTTCACTCGTGCGGTGGCGTTGGCATAATCCACTTCTGCAATGGTGCCAAGGCGTAGCAAGTTATCTAATCGGCGTGGGTGGTCGTGATGCACAATAAAAATCCGTCAGTTAAAAATGGGGATATTGTGCGAAAGGTGAGAGCAAAGGGCGAATGGTTGTGGGTGTGGATTTGGTGGTAACAAAAAAGCGACCGAAGTCGCTTGGGTTTAGCTAATACTTATTTAATCAATCCCATTGCCCGCATTAGACTTTCTTCTGTCATTTGCTGGGCATAACGTTCAACATTCGCAAAAACTTTATATTCTTGTGGGCTGAGTGCTGGTACTTCACGCAATGGCTTTTGGTGTGTTTCAATCACTGCAAATACTGCATTATGCGGCACTTGTGCCATAGGCTGAGCTTGTAAAATAATCATTGTTTTTCTCCGCTTCATAAAGGGAACTTGTCAGATCCTAACGTTGAACAAGAAAATTGTCAATTTACAAGCAAAAGCCCCGATAATTCGGGGCTAGAGTATAAGATAAAGGGTTATTTATTTTTTAAATACGCTACAGCAAGTGTACCAATTGTGACTGTTCCAAGTGTTCCAGCTAACCAATCGTGACCTTCTAAACCTAAGTAAATAGCACCAAGTATTCCTACTAATGCAATGATAAGAGAGAAAACTAAACCGATTATACGTTCAATAAAAGTATAAAAATTGATTTTTCTGTTTTCATTGCGTCTTGTTTTTGCTTCTTCTTGGGTTTCATTTACTACAAAATCCACTAAATCAGGACGAAATTGATGTAATCGTTCAAGTTGCTCAACAGGTAATAGCGGACTATCAGAATTTGTACTTGCTATGGCTATTTCATTCCCACGACTATCTCTCGCTTGCGCTTTAACGTGTTTGGCTGCCATATTGTCTATATACCTTTTGTGTATTGCGATTTAGCGTTTGCATAACATTATTGACATCCGATTGTAAATTTTCTCTATCTAACTGAAAACCATTTCTGATAGGTTGATACGATCTAGGTTCAGCAATTGCAGAAAAAAGAGAGCAAAAACCATTAGTGATATTTTTTAAATGTTCCATTTGGTCTTCCTTATTTTGTCAATGGGTTATATCCTAAAATATAACCTTTTCTATGTCAAATAAGATCAAAAGAGATCACTTTAAGCATTCAAGGTCACTTATCCCAATATCGACTGCGAGCTTTTGCTTGGGCGTTGCGTTGTTGCTTTTCAAGTTCCCGTGCAACAAGGCGAACAATCTCTTCAGCACTCTGTCCTGCGGTTGCATTGACGGTGATATTGACCGACTGATTAACAGGCGGTGGGGTTTGTCGTTGGATTTGCGTTGGGGCAATCAGCGGACGGTTATCCACTTTTACCGCAGGCATAGGCTGTGCCAGTGCCACCGTAGAAGCTAACGCAGCCATACCTGCAACACCGTCGTAATTTAAGCGGTTGAGATTAGCCACACCAATTCGGCTTGTGGCTTCTTTGGTCATTACATATTCACCGCCGTGTACAATGCCTTTCGGCTCGTACTTGCCACCGTTGCCTGTGTAGCCACCTTGAGCAAAACCTTGATTAGCTGCCATTTGTGCCGTTTTTTCTATTTGGTTGGCGTGTTCAGGTGGAACAATTTTACTTGCCACTTTACCCACACCATCACTGACACTATTAATACGAGTTTCAAGCCCTAAAAATTCCATTGCCTTATTAAAAGCGTTGGTGATAGATGAGGTAATGCCATTCCATAATCCCATCACGGTATTTTTCAGGCTTTCAAATTTATTGCCAATGGATTTAGTCACTGTATCAACAACGACATTCCAGTTGTTTACGGCAAAAATAATTCCGTTAATTGCGTTCACAAACCAGCTATCTGCAAACTTCGTTTTGAGCCAATCCCACGCTGTGCCAATGGCGTTTTTGACTTTTTCCCAGTTGAAATAGAGTAAGGCAAGAATGCCAATAATTGCAGTAATGGCTAGCCCGATTGGGTTAGAGGCGAAGGCAACACTTAACATTTTTATTCCCTTTTGTAGGACCGAAAACACTATGCTTGCTTTTGAACCCCATTGTACAAAACCAAAGGCAATTCGGGAAACAGGATATAACAGAAAGCTTAAAGCGGTACTAAGTATTCCAACGATAATGAGTACACTACCAATATAAGCACTCCATTGAACAAAAGTGGCAATGATACCTTTATTTTCTTTAGCAAATTCAGCAACCCATTTGACCACCGTAAAGACTTTTTCACCAAATGCCCATAGCCCTTGAGCAACTTCCATAATCACGGAACCAAATGCTTCTGCCCATTTTTGTAATTCACCATTTTGTTGCATTTTGTCTAAGGTATCTAAAACCCCTTGGATTTTGCCTTTAATCCAATCAAATGCGCCTGTATCCATCACTTGCATTTGAAAGTTTGTCCATACATCTCCTAATTTGGACCAAATACCCAATAGCGTTTTGGATTGTTTTTCTGCGGCTCCTTTATATTTTTCGTTCCAAATAGCTTGTAACGTACTTTCAATTTGTTTACGGTTGTTTTTATCTACTTTTGCTACTCGTTGTTTCCCATCTTTGTCCGTATAACTATATTCAATAAAATTCGTCCCCTTAATGGCAGAACCTTTAATACCAAATTCTTTTAAACGTTCATTTTCACCTGTTACTGCGTCAGCAATAGCTTCCACCGCTTGCATTACTGGTTTACCCATTGCAGCAGAGGTATCTGATAAGGTGTGCATTAAACCGTTAGTTGGATCTAAACCGTAGGCTTTTAATCGTACAAAGGCTTCCATTGCATCATCTAAATTTGCTGGCGTATCTACGGCAAACTGTTTTACCCATTCAAAACTTTGATTGGCTTTTTCACTTGAACCCTCCACCGTTTCAAGTACCGTTTTATATTGTTCAAATTTACCTGCTGTTTGTGCCATACTTGCTACACCTTTTCCCATACCAACAACGGGAGCAGCTAAAGCAGCACCTGTAATCATTGAGCGAGATCCTAAATTGTGTAGGCGTTCACTACCACTTTTCAATGCTTCAATATTTGCACGGTATTTTTCATTGCGAACTTTTACGGCATTAAGTTTTTCCAACTTGCTTTTTTGCTTGTCAATTTCGTTATTTGCACTTTGCATACTTCTGCGTAGTATGCTTTGCTTATTTGCTATTTCAGAGGCTTTAAAGCCATTTTTAACAAATTCAGCTCTAGCTTCTCTCAATTTAGTTACTGTTTTAGCTTGCTCACTTTTTAATTGAACCACATTTTGCTTTGCTTTCTCTAATTTTTTAGCAAATTCCGCAGTTGGCTGGTTCATTCCCTTCATTGCACTTTCCATTCGACGAACTTCGGCATAGGCTTTTGCAAGCTGAGATGTGTTTTCACTCAATTTAGACTTGAGTGGGTTAAGCGTTGAAGCATATTTTTTAATCTGTGCCTCATTGCTGTTATACTCTTTTTGTAAAGATTTTAGCTTGCTTTGATGTTCACTTAATGTCTTTGCTGTTTTTTGTACACTTTGTGTAGCATTACGAAATGGTGCAGTAAGTTTATCAATCGCAGATAAAACCACTTGAATTTTTAAATCTTTGCTCATATAGTGTCCTTATCAAGAGTAGGGGGTAATATGTTAGTTTCACTTATCGATTTTTTAGGTTGGCTAATATTGATTAGTGTTATATATGTATTCATTGCGGAAATATGTGAATTTTTTAAAGTGCTAATCAAAACTATCTATGACCTTTTTTAAAGCCTAAAGCGGTCACACTCGACCGTTTTTTTTGCAAATAGCTAACCATCAGCCAACGCCTTAATCACAAAATTTTCAATCATTTCAATATCTTCATCGGTAAAGCCTAACAACTCACGCTGATTGTATTTCACCTTCCAATTTGCACTTCTCACCACTCGCCCTTCCAATCCGTATTGGTGAATTTGTGCAATATGTGCGTCACTGCCACTGTAACCCAACTCGATATTATCCCCAGCTGTTCTTAACTTCATAAATCGGGCCGACTTCAATTTTAAGAACATCGCATTTTGTTTAATCTTTCCCTTGCGTTTTTTACGTTGTACTTTGCGTGGCGTGTACGCCGTGCCGTCAGGATTTTGCTGTGCGGTAATGCGTCTGCGTTGGCTACGAGCCAATTCACGCCCGATTTGTTGATATAGCAACCGTCGCCGTGGTTTGCTGATATTTTTGAGCAACGCATTAAACGCTGATTTAACCTTGATAATGTCGTCTGTCGCCATTATTCCACCGCTCCCATTTGCTCATACACCTTTTCCCCTTTCACAAAAATTGTCAGACGTTCCATTGCTTGCCATTCGGTCGGTTGTGGCTCTTCGGCGTGGTGAACTTGGTAATGATCGCCTTCTTGTTTGACAATAACACGTTCGGTCAGCGGTATTTTGATGTAAATGTCGTGGGTGGCGTTGTTGTTGGGGTCAATTTCAAAGGTGATGCTGTCCTGTTTGTTCGGATTGGTCATCAGCTCCGGTTGTTGCAAGCGGACAAATTCCATCACAGGCACAAACAGCAAATCGGGGTGTTCTGGGAAATCTTCCACCACAATTTCTAAGTCATAATGATATTGGTAACTGAGCGATGTCGCCCCTGTCGTCCAAATTTTGCCGTTGGCATAGAAAATCTGTAACTGTTCGGGATTTTTCGCAAAATAAGGAATGGTTTTGGTGAGCAAGTCACGCAGTTTGTCAGGTTTAATCATTTGCGATAGCCTTTTTGTTTGTATTCGTAAATTTGTTGGCAGTCAATGCAACGAGTACAACCTTGCACGTTTTGGCGACGGGCTTCGGGGATTGGTTCGTCGCAATCTTCGCAATGGGTCAGGCTGTAAGCGGTCGGTTTGTTGCGAAGTTTTGCAAGGGCGAACTCTCTTTCTTTTTCGGCAAGCTCATTGGCTCGGTCAATTTGGTCTTTCATCGCTTTTTCTCGTTGAGTTAAATAGCGATATTGTGAGCAACTGGCAAAGGTGGGGCGAATGGTTGTGGGTGTGGATTTGGTGGTAACAAAAAGCCCCGATGGGTCGGGGCGATGATTATTTCTGATTACCTAGCTGAATAAAATCATCAATCCGTTTTCGAATAGCTTTCATTCTTTGTTGAATATATTTCTCTTCTTTGGTTCCAAATAAAGTATCGTGATCTACCATAAAACGAACCGATACAGCTGTTTCTTCTGGGTTATCTTCATATTCAAAAGTAAGGACAACAAGTGGATCGTTTTCAGTATAACTTAGGCGAGCGTGGTATAAACCGATATAATAGGGCGAAGCACCATAAGATAAGCTACTATCTTTTGCCCGACCAAATAGGCGATCTTGGTTTTCAATGTAAATTTCAACAAATTGCTGTTGTTGCCATAAGGCGATTAATTCTGCCAAATTTGCCGAATGGGTTTCAATATCCTGTTCACTAAAACCTAAAGCAAGGCTAATTTCAGTAAACAGGCGATGGATTTCAACAAATTTAATATGTTTGCGTTCTAACATTTTGATTTGATTGTTTTAATTGTTGTTGTAGTACCAACATAGCATTTTTTTGAATTTCTTCTTTGGTTTTACCGACAATTCGTGTGCCACCAACTTGTTTTGTGCGTTCAACAATTTCACGAATATAAGGTGCATTTTTATTCATATTGTCCCTCCATTACATAGAAAACGTACAATATATTCTGCATTGTCGGCTTTTTATTTTCAGCTGTCAACAAAAAGCCCCGACTATTCGGGGCAATCATTATTCTGCAATACGTTTATTGTAACTTTCCACACACGCTTCCCAGCCTTGAATTTCCACCTGACAAAGCTCAATGGTCGTTAAACTTTGGTCGAGGGATTTTGCAAGATCAGCGTTGGTCTTTATCTCGAACTTGGTGCTGTGACACTGCTTTATTTGGGGGCAAAGTAGCGGAATTGGCTTTACTGTTCGATACTGTACCGCTTCTTTGGTTGAGCAACCGACTAACGCCAGTAGGCACAGGCTGATAGCTCCAAGATTGATTGTTTTCCAATTCAAGTAAAATTTCATTGGTGCGTTTCTCCGCTTGGGTGAGCTTAGTTAAAATTTGTTGATGTAATTTATCCACCTGCTTTTGATACTGCAGAATATGTTGGTTTGCCTGTTCTAGCTGGTTGGCTAGGCTTTGGTTATCCGCTCGCACTAAAGCAATTTCTTCTTGTTTGGATTGGTTGTCCGCCTGCAGTGTTTTGCGTTCATAACAGAGAAAGGCATTAATGCAGACACCAATCAGCAAGGCGATAATCATCGCTTTGCCAAAACTTTTCTCAATCATACCGCTTATAATGCTAAACATAATGCTTTTTCCTTTTCACGTCGGATTTCTAAGCCACGCAGTTTTTTGCCATTGGCATAAACCCAACGACTAAACTGTTCACACATTGCAGGGCTGTAACCTTGATTGGCGAGTTTGAACAAGGTCGAATGTCGCATTGTTCCACAACCTGCATTGAAGGTAATAGATGTCAAAGCATCAAACGCCCCTTGTGGCATTTTTTTGCCGTTGGCGTAGCGGTTTACGCACCGTTCCGCTTCGGCTAAATCTTTTGCCCAGCGGTCAGCAATTTCTTTGTCGCTGTAAATTTTGCGTTCAATCTTACCGCTTGTGGCTTCGGTCGAGCCAATGCCGACGGTGAGTATATTCGCAGGGCAAACATAAGGATCTCGTCTGCACCCCTCAACGTTGCCGATAATGTCTAAGCCTTTTTGACTGGTGCGGATTTCAGGGTGATTAAGCTGTACTAAGCCGATAATTGCACCTATACCGCAGACCATCGCTCCGCCGAATTTAAGATTTTTGTTCATCGTCTAAAATGTCCTTTAAGTTGATTTTGTAACGTTCAAGGGCTTTTTCTTTCAGTTTGATTTCTCGGTCTTTGTAGTACCAATTCATCAATAGGGTAAACAAGCCGAATAAAATCCCCATAATCACGCCCCAATCGGAAAGGCTTAGGCTGGTTAAAACTGTCACGACTGCCCCCAATAGTGACGTGTTGTCATTTCTATCCATTTTGATTAATCCCATAGGCTCACCGTTTGCTTGGTAATCGTGGTTGTGGTGGTGATGTCGGGCATTTCGACCCGTTGCCCCATTTCCAAAATTGCCACATTTGCCAGTTGCGGATTGTATTCCAATGCAATTTCCACCAAGCCAGCCGTTCTGCCGTAATGCCTGAAAATCAGTTGGTCGAGTGTGTCGTGTTGGGTTGCGGTTAAAATCATTAGATAAGCTCCGATGTCCAACGTTTACGTTTGAGCATATCCCGAATAGCAAATCGTGCATCACGGCGTAGGTCATCTACGGAATTTTCAAACTGCTCCGCTTTTTCTGCACCTTCTTTGGTGCTGTCAAAACTGCGGTAGCGTTCGTAGAGATTTGCCATTGCAAAACAGAATACGGCTCGCTTGTAACGAGTAATCATCAGGTTTTCGCCGTTGATATGATCTGACGGTATGTCGTCAAAGGTGGCGTATTCCATTTGTAACGTGTGTAATTCCGCATTGACGGTTGCCATTGCTTCAATCACGGCAAACGTTAGGCGTTCATCTGTAACTGTGCCATCGGCTCGCATTGCGTGGCGAACTTCGACAAGCTCTATATCTGGGAAAAAGCCGTTATTGCTAATGGTAATTTGCGTGGGTGAAGATACCTGATTTTTATCCACGACCACTTTAGGTATATTGATGACGTGGCTCATTTGCAATCTATCTCCATAATCTGACCGCTTGCCAATAAAAAAACGGGGTGGGGGCTAATCAAGGCAATCAAGATCGCTTTTTCGCCCGCCCCGTCGGCTGCGTGGTTTGCTCGGTTTAGTCGGTGTCGGCTTGGTTTAACTGCTTCCGCAATTTTTTAATACTGCCTTGCACACCGATGTTTAAATTCAGTTCTAATGCCCGTTCTAAGTAGCTGAGTGCCTTTTCAGGCTGTGTCGTTTCAAGTAGTAAGCCGATTTCACGATAGAGCCTTGCTCGACTTTCGTCTGGCATATCTTTCTCTTTGGTGAGTTCGTCCACTCGTAACAAGTAGCTTACTTCAAACGGCTTTTGCACCTTCAGGGCTTTTTTCGCTGCGTCAGCAAACTCTTCAGCCAGCATTGAACAAAGCGAACGACTAAAGCCGTCAGGCAATGTCAGGTCTTGATGAATAGCGTAATCGGCAATTTGTAAAGCAAGGTGATACTCGCCACAGTCCACCGACCATACTTGCCACGTCATCAGTACATTGTCCTGTTTGCCGTTGCCAGCACTCAATGCCCCTTCAATCCACGGCAAATAGTGGTGAAGAATGCTTTTCTTATAACTGGCTCGCTGTTCCATTGAGGCAATGGCTTTCAGGTCTTTTTTATGACGAGCCAGCAAATAAAGCATTTTTTCGTATTCGTCGAGGTTTTCTAGTTGAGCTTGCTCAGAAGATTGAGCAAGCTCCGCAGTTACTCGCAAATAGTGGGCTTGAGTTGGTCGCATTAACCGCCTACTCCAGTAGTATCAGGTGAACCGAGCACACTAATGTTTTTCAACAATGCGACTTGTGCATAATTTTCGACAACGAAATCATCGTTAGAAGAAACGAAATCTTCGTAGCGATCGTATTCCGCATTATCTTTTAAAGTGCGACGCATTCCGCCTTCTTGATAATAAATCGACAGATTATCAAGGCGTGTAATTAAGATTGTCCCTTTAGGCAAATACGGCACTTGAATAACACGTAAACCACCGCAACGTTTTTGGCTGACGATAGTGTCGCCTGCTAGTTTTTCCGTTGGTTTGGCTTCATTGACTAATGGGAAGTAGTAATCTGCCAATAAATCACGGCTCATAATGGCGACAAGCTGTGTGTCGTCTTGATATTGTGGTTCAATTAAATCATTAACGGCTGAAAAGACTAATGCATCTAATGTTTTAAAGGTTTTTGCTGTACTGCCCACTTCAATTTTATTAGAGCTTTCGACTTCTTCTTTCATCACACGTTGCGGAGCGTGTTCTTCGATTTTAGCTAACCAGCCTTTCGCCACATCTTGTAATAACGGATTAGTGACACGATTAGAGTCTGTTGCACGAGATGTACCATTAAAACCAATCATAATACGGTCAAGTGCCATTCGTTCCGCTTTTAATTCACCGACTTTACGTTGGAAATCAGGGAATTTTGCCCACATATCTAATGTGACATAACGTAAATGGCTGTCGTAGTTAATTTGTTGGCAATGGTAGGCAACCGCATTCAATGTATATAAATCTTGTGTTTTACGTCCATTTTTTGTGGTATCGGTCACGCTGGCAATCGTTCCTGCAATCCCCAAGCCTAAGGTTTCTCCTTTAGCTTCAATCACAGGTACAATGTTAATCAGCTGTAAGAATGCTGAACTTTCTTGCACTTGCTTTTCTAAACGTTGTTGAACACTTGGCTCAACAGTGAATTTTTTACCCGTAAAAATGTGGTTGTAATCCACACCGTTGTCTTGTGCTACACCTGCAAGGTAAGTGTTAAATTTGGTCGCTGTTTCTTTTCTCATATTCTGTCCTTTTTAGAAAACACGTTCATTATTTAATTCACCACCCGTAATTTCAGGGCGTGGCGTGTAGCCGTGTTCTGGCTCACTGCCGATAACATCAACACGGCTTTGTAAAGCGGTGAGATCGGCGGATAATTTTTCAAAATCTGCACACAATGCCATTTTTTCCGCTTCGGTTTGTTTTAGCTTCTCTTCTAGCTCTGTAAATTTTTCTGCTAAAAGCAACTGTGTCTGTTCGTGTTCAGCAAAACGTGCTTCAACGTCGGCTTTATGTTGGGCTGTGTCAGCTTTTTCTTTACTAAACATCGCTTTCATTTTTTCAAAGAATGACACTGGCTCTTCTGCAAAGGTAAGCGAACATTCCACCGCTTCAGTGGTAAAGATTTCGCCTTGCTGTTCACCATTTTTCGTTGTGAAAGAGAGATATTGGGTGCCTAAGCTTGCTGGCGTGTCAGTCACCGCTAAACCTGTCAAATAGGCTTTGCCTGTTTTGGCAAAATTGGTGCGGACTTCGATTGAGGTGTAAACCTTCTGCTTACTATTCACTAACTCGACTAATTCATCCGTTGGCTCAATTTGTGCATAAAGCTGTAATTTGCCTTCGTCATTCTCTTCTGCCTTAACGGCTAACACATCACCGTAGCATTTTGAATGGGCAAGTTCAGGGTCGAACCAAAACAAGTGAAAATGTTCAAGGTTGATACGAGCGCCGTAGGTTTTCGGGTCGTACGTTTCGGCAATATCAGAAAGCCACTGGCGTTCGATCTGACGACCGTCCACCGTTGCTCCTTCTGTGGCTACCACAAACCAGTTGGATTTTTTCGGCATAAATGCTTCCTCGAAATGAGAATGTTCAAAATTGCCGATATGGTGATTGGATTTTCAAACAGGTGCAAAGCGTTGCGGTTGTTAAGCAGGATTTAACAAAGGGGACTGTTCTACAAACGCCGTCCGTTTCATAACAATAGCCATATTTTCAACGATGACGCAAAACAATGACGGATATTGCAACAAACCAAGCGGAAAAGACCGCTTTAATTAATATGAATACCCACCGTGAAGCACAATTAAAGTATTGGGCTGGCTATTCACTCACGGAAATTGCCAAAATGCTTAACATTCCCGTGTCCACTATCGCCAGCTGGAAAAAACGGGAAAAATGGGACGAAGCACCTTTGTTTGAACGTGTGAGCGGTAATATTGAGAGCCGTTATATGTTGCTGTTACAAAAGGACGTGAAAACAGGGTACGATTTTAAAGAATTGGATTTTTTAATGCGTCAAATGAAAGATGCCGCACGCATTCAGAAATATAACAACGGCGGTAATGAAGCCGATCTCAATCCCAAAATTCAAAATCGTAATCGGGGTGAACGTAAACCTGCTGAGAAAAATCCGATTAGCCCTGAGCAAGAAGAGCTGTTGATTAATGGCTTTATGCAAGGAATGTTCCAATATCAGCGGAATTGGTATCAAGCAGGTGAAAAGCACCGTATCCGTAACATTCTCAAAAGTCGTCAGATTGGGGCGACTTATTATTTCGCTCACGAAGCCTTTATTGATGCGTTGAAAACAGGGCGAAATCAGATTTTCTTGTCGGCAAGTAAGAAACAGGCATTAATGTTCCGCTCTTACATTACCCAGTATGCACGCAAAACCGCCGATGTGGAGTTGAAAGGCGAAACGATTTTATTACCGAATGGGGCTGAGTTGATTTTCTTAGGTACCAATTCGGCAACGGCTCAGTCTTATCACGGCAATTTGTACTTTGATGAAATCTTTTGGGTGGCGAAATTTGACGAAATGCGGAAAGTCGCTTCCGCAATGGCTTCACAGAAACAGTATCGGCAAACCTACTTTTCAACCCCAACGACCATTGCCCATTCTGCCTATGACTTTTGGTCGGGTAAAGCCTTCAACCGAGATCGCCCTGAAAGTGAACGGGTGGAAATTGATATTTCTCACGCTAATTTGCGTGCAGGTAAATTGTGCGCCGACCGTCAATGGCGACAGATTGTGAATATCTATGATGCCGAATTAGGCGGTTGTAACTTGTTCAATATTGACGATTTGAAGTTTGAGAACTCAACGGCAGAATTTGAGCAATTATTTATGTGCCAGTTCGCCGATGATAATTCCAGCGTGTTTAAATATGATGAATTGCAACATTGCCAGGTGGACTCTTACGACGAATGGAAAGACTTCAAGCCGTTTTATCAACGTCCTTTTGGTAATCGGGAAGTTTGGATCGGTTATGACCCAGCATTTACGGGCGACCGTGCCGCCTTGGCAATTATTGCACCACCAAGAGTAGAAGGCGGTGATTACCGTGTGTTGCATACGGAAACCTTTCATGGCTTAGATTTTGAGAAACAAGCCGACAAAATTCGCCATTACACCCAATCTTACAATGTGACGAAAATCACCATTGACCGTACAGGTATGGGCGATGGCGTTTACCAAAATGTGAAAAAATTCTTTCCCCGTGCCGTCGGGATTACTTACAACGTGGATTTAAAAAATGAGATGGTGCTAAAAACGCTCAATCTTATCCAGAAAAAACGGTTGAAATTTGACGGCAAAGAGATCGCTACAAGTTTTATGACGATTAAGAAACAGACCACCCGAAGCGGTCGGCAGATGACTTATGTGTCTGACCGTTCTGCCGAAGCCAGTCACGGCGATATTGCGTGGGCGATTATGAGCTGTTTAGTGAATGAACCTTACGGCAATGCACAGGCTTCTAAGCGGACCATTATTCCTTTTAATAACTAGGTGATTTATGAAAATTGAACAATTTACTTTTGGCGACCCAACGCCAGTGTTAGACAATGCCGATATTCTGAATTATTTCGAATCGGTGTTGATGTATGAGAAATATTACAATCCGCCTGTCGATTTTTCAGGATTGGCACGGGCAGTAAAATCATCTGCACATCATCAGAGTGCGTTAGCAGTGAAGAAAAATATTCTGATGAGCACCTGTCAAACATCGCCGTTGTTGCCACGTTATGAGTTGGAAAAAGTGGTGCAGGACTATCTGATTTTCGGTAATGCTTACCTTGAAAAACGAATGGGCAAGGAAAAGCAAATTTTAGGGCTAAACGCACCGCTTGCGAAATATGTCCGCCGTGGTCGAGAGCAAGGTAAGTTCTTTTTGCTGGCTAATGGCTATCAGGAGTACGAATTTCCAAACGATAGTGTTTTCCATTTGAAACAGCCTGATGTCAATCAAGAAATCTACGGCTTGCCTGATTATTTGGCTTCACTTCAATCTGCTTTTCTCAATGAATCTGCCACGCTCTTTCGCCGTAAGTATTATTTAAATGGGGCGCACGCAGGAAGCATTATTTATATGACCGACCCGATGGCAAGTGAAACAGACGTTGATGATTTAAAAGAGCAACTCCAACAAGCTAAGGGCAAGGGCAATTTTAAAAACCTGTTTTTATATGCCCCTGACGGCAAAGAGAATGGGATTAAAGTGATTCCGCTGTCAGATGTGGTCGCAAAAGATGAGTTTCTAAACATTAAAAACACCAGCAGAGATGATATTCTTGCAGCCCATCGAGTGCCACCTCAACTGATGGGTATTATCCCGAATAATACAGGCGGCTTTGGGGACATTGAAAAAGCTGGCAAAGTGTTCTTCATTAATGAGATCTTACCACTGCAACAACGACTTGCCGAGATTAACCAATGGCTAGGCAAAGAAGTGATTACCTTCAAGCCTTACATACTTCTCAAACAATAACCTACCGCCCCGAATTGTTGGGGCTTTTTATTGCCTACAACCACACCTGCCTATCATTTACGCCTGAAATATCAAGCCTTCGTTTGCCTGATGATAAATAATTCCGCCCCACGTTATTATACTAAACCGATCTGCTAACCAAAGTGAAAAAATAAAAAATCGCCCATTTTTTCACCCTTTTCCCACCCCAAAAATCGCAGTCAAACCCTCGCCACGCCCGCACACTAAATGTGTCGATTTTTACGCAAGTGCAAAATCTCGATCTTCCCAAGCCACACAAAAGGCGAACTAGATCTTTAATTCAGATCTTTTTTACTCATTTTTATACAAATTTTCGCAATTTTGCAGTATATTTATGATCGGGCTTGATTATGGTAGTAAGGTTGGAGTATTAACACTATAATTGATACTTATCCTGTTGATAAGTAAAGGCAATGAACAGATCCAACATATCGGTACACGCCTCCATATCTAAATTTATAATTACTTATAACGTATTGACTTTTAAGCAATAAATTATTTCGCTAAATGTATGGCGTATGCATCTATATCCTAGATAAAAGATCACCCTAGAGGAGTGACAATGCTCATTAATCTACAACTTGAACAAATTCTTGATGAAAAACTCAATAGTAAAGCCATTGCAGATTATGCTCCAAATGGCTTACAGGTCGAAGGTCGCCGTAAAATTCGCAAAATTATCACAGGTGTCACCGCTAGTTTACCCTTAATTGAACAGGCTATTGCGAAAAAAGCCGATGCAATCCTTGTTCATCACGGCTATTTTTGGAAAAGCGAAAACCCTTGTATTCGTGGTATGAAAGGAAAGCGGATCAAACAACTGCTAGTCAACGACATCAATCTATTTGGCTATCATCTTCCCCTTGATATGCACGCGGAATTAGGCAACAACGCTCAACTTGCAAAACATATTGGGGTAAAAAACTTACAAGGTTTGGAAGATAAAGCTCTCTCTATTCCCGTCTATGGTGAATTAGATGAAGCGATTTCAGCACAAGAGTTAGCGAACAGACTAGAAAAAGCTCTTAAGCGTAAACCGATTTTATGTGACGAATTTATTGCAGATTTTCCACAAAAATTAATTAAGACTGTTGCTATCTGTACCGGCGGTGGACAAGGTTATATTGATTTAGCCGCAAATAAACAGATCGATGCCTTTATTAGCGGTGAGATTTCAGAGCAAACGACCCATTCGGCACGAGAACAAGGCATTTACTATTTTGCTTGCGGACACCACGCAACCGAAAGAGATGGCGTGAAAGCCTTAGGTGAATGGCTGGCAAAAGAGTATGGATTAGAGGTCGAATTTATTGATATTGATAATCCCGCCTGATAAGCCCCATAAAGTTACTTTCTCTTGAAACCCAAAAGCACTTTTGATAGGGGTCTGAACAAATAAAGTTGTTTTCATTGGGGGCATAGCAACTATTTTGTCTACTATGCCTATATATTTAGCCCTTTATGTTATCTCTCTTCCCCTCAACAAATTCCGTATCCAGGTTCGATTTGTGCTTAACCCTTGCAAAATATCTTGGCTAAGGGGAAGCGGTTCGCCACAAATTTGGCTCGCTAATAATTCGCCCAATAAAAAGGCGGTGGTTAAACCTCGTGAGCCAAGCCCTGCGACTAAATAGAGATTTGGATAGCAGTTGGCAGTTTCAATCGGCTCTCGACGGCGAAATTGATTATACAAGTTAGCATATTGCGTTTTTTGTGCTTCAAAATCCGGCACAGCCCCCACCATCGGCACACGATCTCGAAATGCCGCACGAATGCCGACTTTGGCAAGATTTCCAGAAAAATCAAGCTGTTGCGTCCATTCACAAGCGGTCAAATTCTGCTGAAGTTTTGCAATGTTTTGCTCGTGTTCCACTAAACTGAACTGTTCATCGGCATTGTCTCTTAAATGGCTTGCCCCGATACAATGGGTCTGTTGAGCTGAGATCGGCGTTAAATAGCCATCATAACAAACCACACATTTTAACTTCGACAAGGCTTCTGTCGTTGGGATTTGGCTGACTTGCCCACGCACAGGATAAAGGGGAATACCGTGGCTCTGAGCAAAATCGGTTAATAAATGCCCGTTTGCCAACACTAAGGTTTGATGGGCAAAGGTTTGCCCTTGATGTTGCCATTGCCATTTTCCTGCAAGCCACACAGGATTTTCCACCTGATGATTTAACACCACTTTCAAGCCTCGTTGTTGCAATAAAGCAAAGGCATTTTGCACAAACTGCACAGGTGAAAGCCAACCGCCCTGAGCAATAAAAGCACCACCATTTTGTACCGTTAAGCCTATTTTTTCACTCAAATCTTGAGCTGAGCAGAGTTGATAAAGTTCGCTATCCCAACCTTGCTCCGCCATTTTTTGTAGTTTGTGTGCGGTTTTATCGTTATAAGCATATAACGCCACCCCTGAAAAATTGTGTTCAAATGTGACCACTTGAGCCAACTGCTTAAAACGTTGCAACGCATAATCAAAGCTATGCACATAAAAACGCACATTTCGCTCATCATCGTCGCTTAACTGTGGGTAAATCGCCCCCTGTAAATTGCCTGACGCATTTTTTGCTAACTGTTCATCTTTACAATAAAGTGTGACCTGTTTGCCACGTTCTAGCAAAGACAAGGCAACGGCAAGGCTTGCAATACCACCACCGACAATCGCCACATCATCGCTCTCTGTTTGGTTAGATTGATAAAAATAAGGAAAGCGAATGCTGTTTTCTGTTTGATTGTCAGGCTTCTCGCCCCACAGCATTTCTCGTTTTTTGCCGAAGCCTTTGTGTTTTTTCACTTCAAAACCGACCGCTTGCAAACCACGACGGACATTGCTTGATGCGGTAAATGTTGCAAAAGATCCGCCCGCTTGTGTTAAGCGAAACATTTTCTGATACAGGGTTTCGTTCCACATTTCAGGATTTTTGTCTGGCGAAAAACCATCTAAAAACCAGCAATCAATCAGATTGTTATAATAGTCTCCCAGTTGTGGCAAATTCTCTAATAGGTCACCAAACCAAATATCAAGGTAAATCTGTTCAAAATGGTAACGCTGACAACCGCTCTGTCTAGGCTGCCAACAAGCGGTTAATTGTGCCGAAAAGTTTGCAAATTGCGGATAATGTTGGTGAATTTGCTGTAATTGTTCGGTTTTTATCGGAAATTTTTCAAAAGAGATAAAATAGAGCCGTTTAAGTGGTGAAGTCGGATATTCCGCTAAAAATGCCTTAAACTTTTCTGCCACAGCAAAAAAATTCAACCCTGTCCCAAAGCCTGTTTCGGCAATCACAAAGAAAGATCGGGTGTGTCGTTGCCATTTTTCCCAAAGTTGATTACCCTCTTGAAAGACATAATGGCTCTCCGCCAGCCCATCTTGCGTAGAAAAATAAATATCATCAAACTGTGCTGAAACAGGGGTATTTGATTGATTAAAATTTAAAGAAGCAAAGGTAATTTTTGACATAGCTTATCCCATAAATAAAAATGGTGAGCCAGTCACCCAACTCACCATTTCATAAAATGCAACATTAGAAAATGTTGATTGCAAACATCACGATTATGCCCAATGCACCAACGACTGTTAATAATGCATAGCCTAGTGTACCCATTTTTATACTCCTGTAGAAATAAATAACTCAGACATTCTAAGGTGATTTTTGAAAAAAGCAATAAATATACTATTGTTCCTATGTTTCTTAAGAGATTTTCATAAATGATCCTCCTCCTTTTTTCTTCTAAGAGCTAGAGAATTATTTCTATGTTTAGAAAGCATAAATATTCAAAAAATATTTGTCATTATTACTTAAACAACGTATTATAGCCATCTAGACGGAAAAACTTCTAAAACAAATTTCTTACAAGCGGTAAGTATTGACGTATTTTTTTGCAATATCTTACCGCTTGTTGAATTTCTTAGGGTGCGTTAATGCACCAAATAACAATCATGGTGCGTTAGTTGCGTACCCTACAAGGAATAATTATGGCTATCAATCTATTTACTTCAGAATCTGTATCCGAAGGTCACCCAGATAAAATCGCAGACCAAATTTCAGATGCAGTATTAGATGAAATCCTCAAACAAGACCCGAAAGCACGTGTAGCTTGTGAAACCTATGTAAAAACAGGTATGGCGCTTGTGGGCGGTGAAATCACCACTTCTGCTTGGGTGGATATTGAAAACTTAACTCGCCAAGTGATTTGCGACATCGGTTATACCCATTCAGATATGGGCTTTGATGCACACTCTTGTGCGGTATTAAATGCTATCGGTAAACAATCGCCAGACATCAATCAAGGTGTAGATCGTGCTAACCCGTTAGAGCAAGGTGCAGGCGACCAAGGGATTATGTTCGGTTATGCGACAAATGAAACGGAAGTGTTAATGCCAGCTCCAGTCACTTACGCTCACCGCTTAATGGAACAACAAGCGAAAGTGCGTAAGTCAGGCAAATTAGATTGGTTACGCCCAGATGCGAAAAGCCAATTAACCTTTATTTACGAAGATAACAAAATTAAAGGCATTGATGCCGTGGTGCTTTCAACTCAACACGCTGAACACGTTGATCAGAAAACGGTGTTTGAAGGTGTGATGGAAGAGATCATTAAGCCAGTATTACCAAGTGAATGGTTAAGCCAAAATACTAAATACTTTATCAACCCGACAGGTCGTTTCGTGATCGGCGGTCCAATGGGCGACTGTGGTTTAACGGGTCGTAAAATTATCGTTGATACCTACGGCGGTGCAGCTCGTCACGGTGGCGGGGCTTTCTCGGGTAAAGATCCGTCAAAAGTGGATAGATCAGCTGCCTACGCTGCACGTTATGTTGCGAAAAATATTGTCGCAGCAGGTTTAGCAGATCGTTGTGAAATTCAGCTTTCTTATGCTATTGGTATTGCAGAGCCGACATCAATTATGGTGGAAACCTTCGGTACTGGTAAAGTGAGTAATGAAGTGTTAGTGCGTTTAGTGCGTGAACATTTCGATTTACGTCCATACGGCTTAATCAAAATGTTAGATTTAATCCGTCCGATTTATCGTGAAACCGCCGCTTACGGACACTTCGGTCGTGAGCATTTCCCTTGGGAAAAAACGGATAAAGCAGAAGCATTGAAGAGTGCACTAAGATAATGAAAATATTGAAGTAGATTATACTGGGATTAGTCTACTTCAATCACTTTTTAAGCATTTGGTATGCGACATAGTAGACAAAAGTGTTGGTAAAAAGTGGGCTAAAGCCTTATAACACAAGGCTTTAAGCCCACTTTTTGAAATATGAACAAAAAACTGTCCTTTTTGCCTTAAGAACAATATCCAAAAATATCACTGTTCCATTAGAACTATTCAACGTTATATTGAAAAATCCCCCAAAGCTAAATTAATTCCTTTACAACAAACCTATCTCAATATTATTTCAGACGTGACCTTCTTTGGTCGTGAATTTGGTGTATTAGTTTTAATAGATACCTTATCTAAATCACCGCTTTCATTAGATTTCCGCCTATTATTTCTAACTTTTTTAATAATTGACAATAAAAGTTGAAAAAT